TTATCGATACACCGCGATCGTATTCGCCCCCTCAGTTTGGTCAGTGATATAAATAATATCAATTTCCGACAAAGCAACCTGCTTAGGCGTCCCATCATATTTTATGAACGATACCGTCCCATCAGTGCTTTTTGACCATTCATTAATTTCAAATCCATCCTCACCACCATCTTTACTCATAACTTTCACAGTTAGCATGTTCATCTACTCCCAATCATGAAATACCATTAAAGTAACTTCTATCCTCTGTCCAATCAGTGCCTTGAGCATGGTTTGTACCGCCAGTATTTGAATCAGTTAACCGTACCCACCCCTTCACTATGTAGGATGGAGTATCGGGAGCTGATCTTATTGTTGGTTTTGTGTTTTGCGCGTAGTCACCTTTTTTAAAATAACTACCAGAAACCGGTATGGTTTCACAGGGATACGTTTTAGGCACATTATTTATAAACGAAATACCGTTGTGCCCAGGGCTACCTCCCAGACGGGCGTTCCGGCTTAGCAATACGGGCCCGGAACGCCAGTCATAGGATGCAAGGGTCATCCCTTTTATTAAAACGCCATCCCCCAGTGTCAGCGGTTGTATTGATGAACTTGTGAACGCCGCTCGTGTTTGCACACCAGCCGAACCATCAATCTCAGAGTCACTAATGGACACATACCGATCTCCAGTCTGGATGACCCCATTCCCTTGGCTACCTGGCTGGCTTCCGAAGTGGTGAATTCTGCTGTTAGTAACTATTGTATTTGACCCAGTAACAAGAGCATTCGTATTACAATAGCTCATGTCAACCCCATCTAAAATGGCCGTGGCAAAGTCTTTTCCAACATCAAATATTTGGTTGTATGTGTTCTCTGTTTTATCAAGTCCAGAGTTTACAGCCCCAACCAGTTTGCAATCGAGAATGGATACTTTATTTTCCCAGTTTTGCAGCCACAAGGGGTGAGTACACATATCTTGGTCGCAACTAATAAAGCGACAATTTTCGGCTGAGCCAGTATAGCGCTCTGACCGTAAATAAATACCGCGCCAATACCCATAAGAAAACAGGCGGAAAAAGGTACCGAAATCGCAACGTCCAACATGAAACGCTATTGAGTTATTTTGCATCCACGTTTTTAACGTATCATCGTAAGCGTAGTTTTCACCAGGCAATGCGTAGTCACGCATGTAGTTATAATTCCAGTGAATATCACTGACTCGTGGGATATCCATCACCCTATCGAGAGAAAGTCCGCGAAGCAAAGGAGCACCGATGATATTACTCATGGTTATCTTAGAGCAGGAATTAACCTCATTTCCTAACCTAAATGCATAATAGGCATTTCCAACATCTAGATTATGAAACTCCGAAAAATAACCACCACCATCAAATAGAGCTCCATAGGGAATCGGTGCCTCACCATCCCTCAGATTCAACTTTTGGTTTGGGTATCGAAAGCGCAGATTAGCAAACTGATTGAATACCGACACATTAAACTGCGGCTTAGTTATGTCAGTGTGATCGATTACAATCGTTGGACGAGCCCCATACTGTCCAATAAATCGAGTGCCATTTATTGTCGGGATATCAGCAGCCTCGACGCGCAAAGTATAATCATGGGGTACTTCGACAAGGTAGCCTGATGTCATTGCGTCTATGACCGCTTGAGTCGCATTGACACGACCATCTTTGACTGTCAAAAATTTTCTAAAGGACACTGAGACATCATTCGTGCTATGCCCATGGTCTACGCTTACAGTGCCGATATTAGAGCTTGCTAAACTTGACCGAAGAGTTAAATCATTAACATCAACCCAGGCCTCTGGACTAATGCCACCTGTTGTTTCTGGCGTAGAGTTAACAGGAACAATTTTCTCAAATTGCCCGCGCCAAACGTAGAATTTACCATCAGAATTAAGTAAAGCCTGACTGGAATCCTTTAGAGTATAACCATAAGAAAATGAGCCAACATGTTGCAATCCTTCACCTGAAAGGGATGCAGAAAAGCTCACACCGTCTCTGAGTGATTCCGTACGCTGTGCTAATTGACGCGGAGCTAGGTTAATAACGCCCTCAGGCCCACCCTTAACTCGGTCTGTAGTTTTTACTAAGTAAATGTCATCAATCCAGCCAGGGGGATTTTTTGCAATCATATTTTAACTCGCTTAACTAAATGGCAATACAGGCCATGAGATATCTGGGGATGTGGTCAAATCCAATGCGTTCAGTGCATCAACATAATCAACCCATTTGGACAACGTTAGTTTCTCTTCTTCCGTGATAACACCCATAAACAATTTTGTCTGTAAATGGTTAGTCTTCAATGATGCATCTACCAAAAGACTTTTCAATCTGCGTTCAGACTCGGAAACATGAAATTCATATTCTTTCTTACCGTTTTTCAACCAAGCATTCCCATTCCACTCATCAAATTTACTGTCAGGTTTTAACAGCGTAAACCCATCAGGAACTTTTCCAAGTTCATAAATACTGATTTCGTTTTGGTTGATAATGTTGTAGGCGTTTTTATTTCGATGGTCTTCCATAACTGACCAATGGACCCCACCAAAAACACTTGCAAACCCTGGTGTTCTTGTCGGTGGGGTGATATCGGTGCAATAAGCAGGCAGGCCTGTTCCTGCAGGAATAAAGGCATCGCCCTCACCGATAAATTCACCTGTATCAGCAGAATAGTTATAAACATGGATGATTTTATCATCACTGTGAAATTTGTTCATTACGCTAACCTCACGATATAATTATATGCAACGTTTTTAACCGTGGTCTCACTATTACCATTGGCATAAACCGTTATGCCGTGGCCGTGCGAACCAATATCGATTGTGTGGTTGTGAGCACCAATTGCGACAGTATGACTATGGGAACCTGCGCCATCAGTGGAACCGTCATTCGATGGGCTGAACTTTACCCTATTGTTACCCCCAAGTTCATAAGTCCAGTCTCGGGCAGGTACACCACCATGAGTATGATCACCGGTCGCGTTAGTCGATTTCGTGCCATAATCAAAAGTGCTCGTTGTTCTGGAACCCAAATTTACCGTTTCAGCAGATGCAGTGTGAGTATGAGATTTATTACCGTCCAGCTCTTGAGATAAAATCCCACGACCACTTGCCGGTTTCCCTTTTATTGTCCACCCGCGCATATCGGGAAGCACACCACTAGGATAAACTGAAGCCAATAATGGAAATTGAGTTTTATCGAATACCTGACCCGCCATTAGTGAATATCCAGCAGGAATGATATCACTGGGCCATGGTATTGGTGCGCCTGTTGGATAAACTGATTTCCCTCCATTTGAAATCATCAGATTCAACGCTGTGAGTAATTGATTCTTTAGCGTTGGGTCAACAGCTATCCCGGACGCACTCAGAACTGAGATTATTTCTTCCTGAGTTCCAATGGTGGCCCCCTGGACATTATTCAGGAACGCAGCTGTAACGATGGTTCCCAGCACTCCCGACATAGGATCACCGTCATGGAACTTTTTATCTTCTGAATCAATAGGGGGAATGACGTTTTGCATAATTACCTCTAAAATTAGAACGAGTACGAGCCATCAGCTGCAATTATCCCGTCATAGTACAATAGGCCAATTTCCGTATTTGAATAGGTGAAGTAAACATAGGTATGAGCTGGTTTTAACTCATTAAACATACTTTCTATGACCGCATCACCAAACATTGTTAGCCGCTCACCGGCGACAGAAACTCCCGCCATAAATTTATAAGCTGGAATAACCAAGTCTTTTAAGTTAACCCGCCATACCCATAGAATGTCTTTACTGTAAATCGTGTCACCAACACGATTGATGCCAGCTCTAAATGGTTCATACTCATCAATAGTGATGGTATACCCCATTTTCTTCGCCAGACTGATAAAGTAATTAATACTTAACCCACCCACGGCACGAATTTTACTGAGTACATTTTCAATCCGCTGTTGGTAAGTGGAATCCGGTAACGGTGTTAAGCCTAATACACGCTCCCAGTCAGCCAGTAAATTTTTGGCGTAAAAAGGAGTAATACCGTTAATGACATCTCCAGAGTAAGCGTAGGACTTATCCAGAGCTTGGCCTTCGGCAGATAGCTCTACACTTAATACTTGCTCAGAAACACCATATGCCTCGGGAAGCAGTGCTGCCAGTAATTGCTGATGGGTCATAAGGGACTGACCTCAATACGTCCACAACGAAACCATTCCACTACGTTCGCATTCACAATGGGCGAAATATTGGTTGACGGTGAAACAAGTTGACGGTCTGTTACCCCATCGACAAGGGAGACCATTGTTTCAATCTGGCTACGAATAAATGACTCACCTGGTGACAAACGGTCAATATAATCCTTAACAGCTGCCTTGACGGCCGCTTCAATCGTCACCCAGACTGCACCGGCGGCAACGGCTACTTTTATATGCAAGTCGAGTACTTTTAGACTGGGTGCGAGTACTAGGGAATGTTTAGCTGTTACCGGGCGTACATCATCAATATGGGCCTGGGTTGCATTTATAATTTCCTGCGAGGGAAGGCCGATATCAGAAATGATAACCGTATCCACCGTTCCCAGGCCACGACGCAGCGGATAGACAAAGGCATCTGTTACTCCAGGTACTTCTAGCGCCCAACGTTTATAGTCATATTTATTCCCGCCAGCCGGTGGGCGTCGGATAATATCTAACAAACGGGCTAATAAAGCGGCGTCCGATTCACGGGCTGTTCCCCCCGATAAAAGGCCGAGCATCACCTTACTATCAAAACCAGCCGGCGTTGTTGTCAGCATCCCTGACATTTCGACCAAGGTGTTGCCGACACTGCCAGCAATAGTGCTTTGAGCTGGACAAGTAGTCTTGCCGTTGTTCCCAATAGTCGCAGTTGATGTAGTCACGACGGAAAGACTATCCCGACTGATGCTCAATCCTGCCTCAGCGCTAGAGCCCGGCTCTCCAGTCAACGTAACAGTGCCGCTTGCATAGGTGGCTGATTTGCGGATGATGTCACGCAAACGAGCATGCCACTCCAGATACTCAGTGTCGGCAGTATCAGGGAATATTTGTCGAACTATCCACCCCTGGTACTGATAGATGCCTTGAACTGCACTGGCCACCGCTGAAGCTCGAATAAAGTAATCGCTATCTGTCCCCGTATTAGCTGATGGCAGTTGGTTTTTAATGTCTCGAAGTAGCGCATCGCGCACTTCCTGAAATGTCGGAATAATAAACGGCATCAGATAACCCTCACTGGATGTTTAAAGGTTTCCGTCTGATCTGCAGCAGTCGTAACAATAATAATCAGGAGCAACCAGCCTGGTTTCGGCCGGGTAGCGCTAACTTGAATTTTTGTAGCACGGCCATCATCCAGAAGTGGCTGCAGTGCCTGCTCGCAGTATTGCACTGCCAAAATATTCACACGGGGAACGTCTTTCTCTCGTTGCAGTTCGTGCAAACGTGAACCCAGCATAATATCTGCCCACCAGGAACCCAGCGGCGTAATCAGTCGAAAATAAACGGCATTGGCCAGCGTCGTAGTGCGCTGGCCTGAATAATCGCCGGTGAGTGGATCAATGAGCATTTCCATGCCGTAATAGTGACGGCATGGCTGGGAATAAATCAGGTGAAGAGGTTCAGTGGGTTATTGAGTGGGTTTACCGGTTGGACTGCCACCATCGCCGTTCGGATGTTCGTGGTCTTTTAAGGAAACAGTGCCTGCTTTAACGTCACCATCAGTTTCAACGCTACCACTGGTCTGGTTGATATTACCTTCAAACGTTGCGCCATTGCCACCCTTAATCGACATACCACCATTACCGGTAATTTTATCCTGGCTGGTAATTTGTTCGCTGGCATTAACCATCGGCGTATTAAAGTCGGCATTATTTTCCGCGTTGACTTCATAGATTTTGCAATTCACACGATATATATCGCAGTCAACATCAATAATACGACCACGCTTTAAAACTATTTTTGCTCCCTCATCGGTATATAAGGCGACTTCTCCAGGCTGGAGCTCCTTAAGTCGATAATTGCCATGTTCGGTGGCAATTATAATTCCGTGGGATGTTTTGCCATTCAGGGGAAGTACAATCGCCGCCGTTCCTGGCAGCGGGTTAGAGGTAAATCCATAATGCTGGAACAATTCGCTGTCCTGCAGTTGTTCACCGGCCAACCCTTTACCTTGGATGGTCTGCACCTGGCCAGCACTGTTCACACGCGTTAATACCCCACGAAATGCCATTCGAAGGCCGTTTAAAGCACGATGAATACGCTGATCAACATTATTCCACATCGACAATTGCGAGCTCCTTGTTCACCTTGGCCTTACGCTTCCTGGCTTTGCGTTTTTTCGGATAAGCATCCGGTATCCAGATACCGTCTTCTTTCAGCCTCAGCGTGGTAACAATGTTATCTGGTCGGCCGCCAGAGAACTCGCGGCCCATCAGGAAATACACGTCATCAATGCCGTGCGGTTCGCTCCTGACGCGAATACGTTGGCCTGGTTGCCAAAGCTCGCCGGTATCGTTGCGATGCCCTTTGACAACGGCTGTCAGCTCATAGGCATTAAGGCGGGCATCCGCCATCGCCTTACGGGCCCGATAACGTACCTGCTCCAGATTGTCGGCATCGCCTACCACCATAATTTGTGGCCGGTAGTACGGCACCGTAGGATCGCGCACAACGGCTTTCAGTCCGTGGAATCCGGTTTCTGGTGTGCCGGCCGCTGGCGTATCATCGTCCTGAGATTCCTCAGCGACAGCCGCAGAGAACGAATCAACGTCGATAATGCCAAGGTCTGCAGATGACTTGGAGCCTTGCGCATGGCCCTGGGCAAGAACGGTGAGCTCTGAATAGGTGCCATCAATGGATGATGCGTCGCTGAGGTCGAGGATGTTGTTACCTCGTCCGTCCAGGTTCAAAACAAGAGTGGCCACCGGCTCAGCCGTGTAATCCGGCCCACCGATAACCAGCGTGCCATCCGGGGTGAACCACGGCCACAATCCGCGAGCAGAAGCCGCACGTACCAGCGTATCCCAGGCACGCTCGCCAGGCTCGACAGAAACCTTATCGCTGCGTATCGAGCTCTCGGCCTCAATACGTATATTGGTCACGCCGAGCGGCCGCACAACCTTGGCGATTACTTCTTCCAGGCTCAACATCCGGGATGTGAAGATGGGCGATGCACAGTCCACCAGGACTTTTGCACCATCGAACCCCGTGATACTGAGACTCATCTGCTGACGGGATACACGACGCTGTACCTTGGCCACTCGGCCTACCATCACGGTATCGTCACCTATTTTTACCTGCACAGGTGCGCCACGCTCGACGTAGGCCGGAAAAGTCCCACCCGGCAGGCCGAGCGTCACAGACCAGGCATCCGAGGGGATCAGAAAATCGCTATCAATCTGGTAGCGGCTCCAGGTGCTATGCACACGGCCAGCAATCAGCACGCTAACGGTATCGTTATTGGGCATAGGCATAGAGCACGTCTCCAGGCTGCAGCCGGTTCGGGTTACGAATTTGAGGGTTTAGGCGTGCCAGTTCGGTCGCTCGGGTGTAGTCGGCATACCACAGATGCGCGATCAGATGCAGGTTACCGGCACTCTCCACCCGGCGCTGCACCAGCGGCGGGCGTGTGGTGATGATATTGGCCGCCAGCTGCTGCACCGATAGCGCAATATCTTTCAGACCATCAACCACCGGTTGCCAGGTAATACCGACATCGGTAGTGCTGGCGCTGACGTCCTGCGTCGTTGCTTCATAGAGCGCCCGATGCTTGTCGATAGCGTTCTGCAGCGTCTTGCGGGTGTCATTGGTGACAAGCTCAATCTCGGCGGGCGACAATGTGGTAATTAAACTGTCGTCGCTAAGCAGGTCGGCGGCGTCCAGTGCCAACTGCAGTGACATCTGCAGATAGGTCAACACCACGAGTTCGGCAATATCGCTGTCGGTAACGATGATCGGCATGGGTAACGGCGCGGTTCGTTCGCCTGATGCCAACGCTGCCGGCAGTGCGGCCACTGCGTCAAGTTGATTGCGGCTCTCACCCCAATCCGCCATCACGATATTGGTTGCCCCAACCGTCGCATAAGTACCGGTATTATTGCTGACGCTCGACTTAGACTGGCTGGAGGTTAGGCTAAGCGCACTCTGCAGGTCAGACATAAACGCACCAGGATAATTGATAAAGTCCGTGGTGCTGCTGATAAAACCGGTGATATCGCTGCGGAAAATGGTCGCCATGTTGGCCGCTGTGGAGGCCATCGCCTTGGCTTTGGCCATCAGGCGTTGTGCGTTGCGCAGTGGTGCCAGGGCGTTATCAATCAGCGTCTGAGCATCGTCAAGTACAGACTGCACTTGGTTAAAAATGATGTCCGCTTTTGCCGTGGGATACTCGCGCGTAAAGAATGGGATGTTGGTGCCGGCCTCCAGGAATACCAGTTCAACAACGCAATAATCGACGTTTTCCGCCTCGTGATAAACCTGGCACTCGATGAGCTGCATCTTCGGCATGGAGCCGAAGACAGGATGGATCAGCTCGCCGTTGCCGCGTTTGTCAAATTCGGCCAGCAACGTCTGTAGCCGGCTCTCGTAGTCGTCACCCCAGAGTAAACCGGTGATACGCAGGTTACGTGGCTTGCGCCCCAGGTCTTCTACGTCACCGCCGTCCACGAACGGATACTCATACTGCGCTATGTCCCTGGAGAAGGTGTCGCGAGTATTGATAACGTCGAATTTAATGCCCCTGAATGAGGCATCTAGCATACTGTCGTTCCAGCTCATGGGGTCATTCCTGTTGGGCCACGCTCTGCCTGATTACCATTAAACTCGTTGACGGATTCTGCGATGACTCGGCTATCAAGCTCGAGCTTGGTCGTCACCTGGATAGGCTGAGGCTTTTGGTTCTGTTGTGGGAACAAGTAGGACGGTGCACCGGCAGTAGCCATGTCACCCTTGCCGATCGACGTCGGTGGACTCCACCAGGATTTAACCTCGTCCCAGGCATCCAGCAAGCCGGGTTGGGCGCGAGCCGAATCCTTTAACCGGCTGAGGTCGTCGGAATACTGGCCTGCCTGCAGGCGCTTGCGTGCATTACTGTCGCCGCGCTCAACCTGCACCAGGGGGGCATCTTGCGTTGCCTGATAGAGCATGAGTGGTGCAGCAATACGTCCAGCCCAACGGCCAAACGTGCCAGCCGCACGACCTAACGAACCAGGCCCGGTTACGCCGCCGGGTGTTGATGGGGTTTTCACACCACCTAGGCCACCACCCGAGAAAAACTTAATACCAGCAAACACCACAGCGGCTGCGGTCATTGCTTTGATTGCCACCTCTGCGCCAGCTAGCGATTTGGTAAGCCCAGGATACTGTTTTGAATAGTCCGCCAGTTCTCCCGATACACGGCCAAGCACATCAGACAGGGGTTTAACTGAATCCATCTGACCAAAATCACGGGCATTATCCAACTGTTGGACTTTGAAGGCGTTTGTATCTGAGATCAGCGCATAGTTAAGATCGCCGGCAGTCTGCCCCTCGGGAAGGGTACGCTGTGCATTCGCGTTTTTAACAACGTCCTGCGCGTATTTCCGGTTACTGCGATAACCGATTAATGCCATCAACGCCTGGCGGTCAGCAATCATCTTCCCAACAGCAGAGCCTTCCAGTATTTTTGCCATCGACTCCACTGTTTCCTGGCGTTCGCCACCCTTAGCTGTGGCCAGCTTACTCTCCAGTTTCTTATAGGCTGGATTATTGCCAACGACTTTATCCACGATCCCCACAAAGGCGTCCAGTGAGTTAATTCCTTTACCTCTGGCTGCCGCCAGGCTACCTGGTAAGTCGATACCCTTGCCATTGACTTTGATTTTCGCAGCAGACGTTGCGGCATCAGCACTGCCAATTTTAGCCAACAGGTTGACCAGGTTATTACCTGCTTCATCGCTGGTGCCCGCTGTGATGGCGGCAGCCTGGTTAGCTCCTAGCAGAACGCCAAAATCATTCAGACCTCTCATGCCGTTGTTACTGCCCGCTGCAAGTTGCTGAGGCAACCATTTCGCCATGTCGGCCAGTTCAAATGAGCCATCTTGTCCTGCAGAGATAGCCATGTTGAATGCCTTGCCCATCTCATTATCCTGGATACCGAAGGTCTGTTTCGCACGGATAGCAATCTGCGCCAAATCAGTCGGCGCTGCGCCAGTCGCAGTCGAATAACGCTGGATCAGCGGCAACAGGGTTTTCGCTGAGTCCATGCTCACCGCACCTGATGCGAGTAAGGAATCCAGCGTATCTGCTGCTCCCTCTTTTGTACCGCCTCCATTTGTCACCGCCTGGCGAATAAGCTGATCCATGCTTTGCATCCCGGTCTTACGGCCAGCAACACCTTGCTCGGCGTAAGCGGTGTTGGCCATCATCGCGAGTCGCTGTTCATAGGTCATTTGGTTCTTAACCGGTTGGCTCACAACGGCAGCGCCTGCAGCAATACCCCCAGCAACAGCCATCGCGTTTGAACCCCAACTGCGAGCGCGTTCCATGAGGTTCATTTCGTTGGTGGCCCCCTTGAGTTCGTCACGCAGCCGGCCGACACGCTGAGTCATTGCTGTAAAAGCCCGGCTCTGCTCGTTCGCTGACATGACGCCACTACGGGTAAGGCGCATGTATGCCGCTTGCGTCTGCTGGATCTCGCGTTGGATCTCACGCTCTGAACGAATCCCCAGGGTTGAGCGGGCGCTGGAAGCGCGACGGTACTCATCCGACAGGGTACGTGATGCCCGGATGCCGGCAGTGGCATTCTGTTGCTGTGATTTGGCCAGCTCGTCGCCGGCCTTTTCGGCGGTTTTGGATTGTTTGACAGCATCCTGCATCGCCTGGCGCAAGACTTTAGAGGCGGCATCCTTGGCGGACAGGGTTAACGCCAGGGCAAGATTACGCATTATTTCCTCCGTTTCTGGCGTTTGGACTTAACGCGGCGGGATTGGGTTGAGGTGCCGGCTGCGGGGGGCTTTTTGCCGTGCAGCCGGTATAACGCATTGATATAGCCGTCAAGTTCAGCGCGGGTCATTGCGCCTATTTGGGGCTCGGTGAATCCGTACTTTCCGAGGGCAAGGACGGTTGTTCGGTAGCCGCTAAGACGGGATTCAATGCCATCCGCTTTTTTTTAAGGGCGGAGATCTGGGCGTCGATGAGGTCAAAATCATCATCGGTTAGCCCGTCACACAATAGCTGTGGGGTGAGCTGCTCCGTTGGTATATCACCCAAAGAAACCAATGCCGACGCCATCACGGCCGCACGGTAAAACATCCCGGCAACCGGGCCTTCGGTCGTGCCGCATTCTTCCATCGTCGCTTCCAGGGCGTTCATGGTGTCCCGCACCACGGGCAGCTTTACCGTAAAAGCAAAGTGGAAGGTGTCGCCGAACGGCACGCCAAGCAGTAAAGAACCAGATCCCGTCATTATTCTTCCACCCGGCGCAATGCGCTCACAGTAATGTCACGTTTCGCTTCGTTGTCCACGGTGTAGCTGGCGCCCACCTGAGTGGAGAAGCAGTCCAGGAACGAAACACGCTTGCCGCCGCTTCCGCTGAGCGGGTACTGCGTGATTTTTGCACCCTCCATACCTTCCCAATTAAGATCGCCGGTCAGTGGAACCACGACAGAGATCGTCAACTGATACTCGGCAATCCCACGGCTAAAGCCTTTGGCCCGCCCGGTCTTGTTCATGGTCTTGACCAGCTTACGGCCCGTGGTAACGTCTTCTTTGAGGTCAGTCACCTCAATTTCCTGGCCATCCATCTCGAGGATGATCGAGCCTACATATTCTTCAAGTGCCATCGTCTGTTACTCCTTACAACAGCAGGTCAATACGGCCGGCAAACACATGCAGACCATTGACGATATCGGTAGGGATTGCCGCATTCAGTCGGTTAACGTCCTGGGCATCACGCTCCACAATCAGCGCAGCCTGGTTCTCTGTGACGTTTTCCACAATCTCCAACTCCTCCAGCTTGATAAGCACGTCCAGCAGTTCGCTGCGTACCTTTGCCGGGGTGCGGCTGCTCAACTTGTCACGCGGGAAACGCAACGCGATGCGATCGCCACACGCCTTGCGCACATAGTCCAGGGTGCGGATGGTGGTGATATCCAGCAACGCCACATCGTCCACACCCTGGGCGTTTTTGGTGTAGGTGCTGATGGCGCGAACAATCTGTACCTTGTCACCCGCACCCACGACGAACGGCGTCAAACCGTTATGCAGCGCATTCTCTTGCTCATTGCGTCCCGGCCGGCTGGCCAGCGCCGTGACGTCCAGGGCTTTCAGTTGCAGCGTGTTGAGCGGACGGGCCGGGTCTTCTTCGCTGGCCATAACGGCCGCGTAGGAGGCCGCGATTTCTGCCGGCAGTTTGGCCGAGCCGTTGTGCCATCCCAGGGTGATGCGGCCGGCGTTAATCTGGCTGGCCAACGTGGTGCCGGTCGATAACGATTTGCGCCAGCCGGCAACGCCTATTGAGCCGCGCTTTTCCAGCGGGCCACCGGTTTCATCCAGATGCGTGCGCAGTGCCGTCAGCGCAGTAGCGGTCGAGAACGGTGTCGCGACGATGTTATGACCGGCCGCAAATACAGCCGCCAGTGCCGGCGCGATATCCGGGTCAATTTCGCCGCCTGTCATGGCCACCACGGCCACTGTTGCCCCTGATGCTGTTGACTGCGCCTGCAGGACGATCTCGTTACCGGCGTCACCCTTATTGCGGGCGGTCAGCGTCACGACAGCAGCGGCGGCAACTGCTGTGACCGGCAGGTTAGATTGTTGGGTGATCGCGGTCGCAAGCGCAGTAGCAATTGCTGCCGCTGTATCGCCGGCGTCAATAGCAACATCGACACGCGTGGCCCCAACCCAGACAGAAACAGTACCGCTGCCCGTTGCCGAGCCGGCTACTGTAACTGTCCCTGTCGCCGCTTTACCGGCTGTAGCATCGGAGACGCCAATCACCTGCAGTTGCAAATAGCTGTTGCTGGTGATGGCTGCGGTGGCCATCAGGTGTGCGATAGAACCACGACCAAAATAGACGGCCGCTTGTTCGTCTGAGAAAACATCAACGGCTTGCAGTGGTGCTGCAGTACCGCCAGCGAGCATCTGACCAATCAGCAACACCTTCTGTGGGTTGCCTGGCAAGGTGCGAACGGCCAACCGGGTATTAAACTCCAGATACTGGCCAGGAACACGGATGCTGCTCGGGATACTGTCGAATGCAATGTTAGGACTCGCCACGGTTAACCTCCGTTTTTACGGCCTTACCCTGATTAACTGGCGTGGCCGCGTTGGCTTCGCCCTCAACAATCAGCAGATCGCCGGCGGCAATCTGCCGCTGGTAATACGCTGAGTCTGGAACCGTCACAGTTTCATCTGCTGTGATGTAGCGACGCGGGTTGTCTTCCCTGGGAACACGCACACCGGCCACCGCTTTAATGCTGATCTCATTCATGATTGATAATGTCCACGGCATCCGGCTTTTGCGCCGTCTGCGGTATGTCATAGTTCAAATGGGTGCGTAACCACTCGGCGTCGGGCTCGCTGGACACACCATCGAACCCATTGAAGAGGTTGTCAGGATGGTCTGCCGGCGCGTTAACCAGAGGAAATTTGCCTTCCTCCAGAGCGGACTCAATCCAGGCGGTATCGAACTCACAGGCAAAAACTGACATCGCTGCTGCCTCCACCTGCGTATTGAACAGCGTCCGAACCCGACCAGGGACAAGGTGCTTGATGGGCAGCTTCATATCTTGCCCGGACAACAGGCGACGCACGGCCTTCACCAGGCGATACGTGCCCACCTCATCGAATCCCGGCCCACCGAGCCGAGCGGCGTTTTCATTGCGCAGGTTGCGATCGCCGACTATCACCACAAAACGGCCATGCACAGTGTATTTTCGCTTGGTGAGATTGGTGTTCTCTGTCTTTTGTACGCCACCGAACGTTACCCAGGCGGCGGGCAGTTGACGGATGATCTCCGCCGGCTCGCCGTCCATCTCGCCACCGTAGGACTCCACGCTGTGAACCATCTTGCCGAGTCCCTGGCGGAGACGTTCTACGATGGCCAGCTCAGTGTTGGCGATAATCAAAATGCACCTCCATTTGTAGAGTTGCGGCCAAAGGCTCGACCTGCGGAGACAAAGCGGGCGCTGGTTCCACCCTGGATCACGCTGCCATCCGGTTGGCGGCCCAGGGTAATGCGCCCATCGGCCACACGCTCCAGATAGCGGATCGCATCCTCATACCGCTCCCGAATGAGGTCGGTACACTGCGTGCCACTGCCACACAATTTATAGCGGGCGATGTCGCAGCAACGGCCAACCAGAACACGCGGTGTATCAGGCCAGGGCGTTGGATAGCGGCCAGCGAGATAACCGTCGATCTCGGCGCTGGACTGCTCCAGCGCCTGTGCCATGACCTCAGCATCAATCTGGCCGGTGTACTTGCGATCGGTAAGAGAGATGCATTCCTTATCACCGAACGCCAGCACCATATCTGCTTGAGTGGCATACATAGCGCCGCCTTATTTCTTCGCCGCTGGCGGCTCTTTCAACGCGGCCAGTTCAGCCGCCAGAGCCGTGCTGTTTGCAATCGCGTCATCGCGTGCAATGGTTAACGCCGCGATATTTTCCTGCTGGGAAGCGATAGCCTCTTGAGCATCATCAAACTTCGATTTCAGCGTGACCAGCTCTTGCTCCTGGCGGGTGATGGTTTCCCTGGCCAGTGTCAACTGCTTGTCCAGACCTTGATCATCCGTTGCTGCACCGGCTGTAATGCGCACCACAACCAATTGTGGATCGCTCTCCAGCTCAGCCAACTGTTTCTGCGTAAAGTGACCGTCTTCGTAGGTAGTGGCCTTGGCGCTGTGGGCGATGCCACAGCGGCGGAAACCCTCACGGCGTGCAGTGATTTGAATCGGCATTATGCTGTCTCCCCGGTTGAGCCATACGCCATCTGCCAGAAGCCATACCCACCTGCAGCACGTGCCTCAGCGCCAAACAGGAACTTTTTGCGCATAAAGACGTTGTCCGCGTTGTAGTCGGTTTGCTCAACAAACTCCGGTTTCTTACGCTCCTGATAGATGAGCGGTTTTACCGGGCGCGTTGTATCCAGCAGGAACCATTGCGTGTCAGAGGTCAGCTCCGGCACAACCAACACCTCGGCAGTACCTTTATAGATATTCGGCGTGTTATCCGGGAAGCGGTCGGCAGTCATCAGGAAATTGGCTTCATCTTCCAGTGCCGGCGGCACAACCAGAATGGTCGGACGGACTTTCAACGACGCGCCTTCCTCATCCTTGAAGCTGCGCATGGCTGCACGCGCCACGCCATAACTGGCTTTCGCCGCAACCTGGGTCGCCGCTGACAGCTTCTTGGTGCCTTTGTTAGAAACCGATACGCCGTTCACCGGGTGGTCGATATCAAAGAACGGCTGACCGTCGTAGCACAGGTTGGTAAATCCCTGACTCAGTAAGGCAAACACAATATCTGACGGCAACTCTGCTGCTGACTGACCTGCAGCCTGGGCTTGCTGAGCAAGCCCCAGGATTTGATCGTCTTCGATATCGTTACGGTCAACCTCAACCGTGGCTTCGAAGTCATCGTTGACAATTGAGTAGTTGAAGGCTTCCAGGGCTTTTACCGCCTTATCGCCAATCCACTTGCGCATTTTGGGAAAACGGCCAAGCCAGCTGTAATCGTTCTGCTTGCTTGTGGAAGGCACCTTCATCGCCACTTTCTGCCAGTCACTCGGCGTCTGGTCAAACGCCTTCTGGAACGTGGTTTTCAGGTTGATGAAGATCGCTTTAATATTTTTTACGTTAACAATCACGGGCCTACTCCTTTAAATCAGAACCCAAACGCCAGCGCTTTCCACGCCCAGCACTTTACCGGCAACAGGACGCGCGTCACTGTTGCTGGTTTTCGCGACAGTCTGGCTGTCGGCAACGAAACACGCTTTGCCGATATCTGCCTGGGTCACGGCATCGCCGCCCAGGTTGGCAAAGAACCAGGACTTGCCCCGGCGCACCAGGGCAACCGCGTCCCCTGCAGTGCCGGCACTGTTGTCGGCATAACCATCGGAAACACCCAGCGTCACCTGCGCCGCCACAGCGGTGGCCAACACGGCAAAGCCGGCCGCATTGCCTGCGACAATATGACCACCGAAGATTTCGGTGGCAGCTGCGATGGGAACCGGGAACAGCTCGCCATCTTTATAAGGGGTATTGCGATCGGTCATTTCTTGTCTCCCGCATATTTGGCAATGTCTGCCGGGTCAGTACCCATAATGGCGCTAAGCGCCACCGCAGCGGCCAGCTCATCATCCGAATCGTCCAATGATGGTGCCGGTTTTGCTCCCGCAGGCGGTTTACCACCGGTCTGGGTCGTGCTGAGGGCTGCGATTTTCGGAGCCTTGTCCAGGAACGTTTTGAGACTGTCCGGGTTGGCTTTCGCCAGTCCCTTCGCCCAGGGTTCTTGTGCCGGCAGCAAACGGCCATCGGAAAGTGCAGCCGTGATCAAGGTGTCACAATCACGCGTAGCCAAATCAGCGGCAGACGTTACGCCTGCATGGGCAACGGCCTGGGTGATGGACTCCTGCATGACGGCTACCGCTACCCATTTGGACGGATCAGGATTTTCCACCTGGGCGCTCAGTGCAGCCGTTTGAGCGGCGTCCTGGGTCAACTTGTCAATCAGGTTGAAGGGATTAGCCGACAGCGTCTGAAACGAGGCTGCAGCCGTGCCGGCATCAGCGCCGAGCAGTTGATCAATCAACTTGTTGAGCTCGGCAACAATGTCTTCCTTCGTGGCGGTGATCGGCAGATTCAACATCCAGCGAAGGCGTTCGAGTAGTTCATCCATTGTGGAAGTACCTTTTGAGGTTGAGCCAGCGGCCAGGAGAGAGGCGGCAGCAAGCATCACTTCCTCCATCCCATCCAGGGCCGGTGTATTGGTCAGCGCGGCATTGATGATTTGCACCACGTGGCCAGATTCGTTGTAGGTAAAAACAGGAGAGATAAAGAGGTATTCGCCCTTGGCGATCATTTCTGCTGCAGCGTCCGTCCACTGCACATCGACAGCAAACAAACCTTCTTCACGCCATTCCAGTGTGTGGAACCAGCCGGCTGCTGGCGCAGGCTGGCCGTTGGTTGCTGCACGCAAAGTCTGGTGTTCGTAGTCAATGACATACGGCGTGGCGCGTTCCACCGCAGTCGCAATAAGCGGCTTGGCAATCTCGGCCGTCATCAGCCAGTGATCGCATTCCGTTGGGCGACCATCACGAGCACGGAATTCACCAGCAGGGAAAAGCTGGATAGTGCCGTGATTCGCTTTGGTGATTTCGATGGCCAGTGCGGCGATTTTTAGTTTCATGCCGCCGAGAATACGCATCGGCGAAAACTGGATTCAGGTGAAGGGGTTCAGTGGGGTAATCAGGGGGAAATGGTCGGCGATCATCTTGCCACTACCCTGTAGGCAATGACAAGACGCTCCATCGTTTTTAAACCGTTTTTAAAAACGCCAAACGGGTGTAGAGACGAACGTGTGTAGCCGGAGGAAAGAAAAGTGCGCCACGGACGTTACAGGGCGTTTTAGCTTATGAATCAATAACGCGCTGAAGGTAGGTTTTTGCTGTCTCTTCCATGCCATCAACGTCGCTTTCGGTCAGGTGCAGGAATGGCCGCGCCGGCATCTTGATTTGATAGCCAGGTATGGTATTCCATTCGCTGTAGTTGGCTTTCGATTTCCTGGCAAACCGGTTGTTGAGCGAGCCGTCCTTGCGCTGATGGTAGTATGCCCGCTGACTGCGGGCCGGGATGTTAATGCTGCCGCCTTCCTGGTGAATGCGGGCGTAAACAACATTGGTGCCAACCAGGGCCTCATCATTGCTGCTCTGCTGGCTGATGCTGCTGGCCAGTCTCCCTGAACGTTGCAGAATTTTACCGCCAGCGCGTTTCCTGGCATAAGCCGGACTCCATCCCATCCAGGCCGGACGGCCCTGATTCTTGAAGTTCTCCTCGACGGCATCACCCATTGCGGCCGCCAGCTCACGCATTAGCGGCTCGCGGTGCTCCAGCTTCTTGATGAGCTCTCCCAGGGCTTTCTCAAAGTCGGTGACATTGTACGTAATGTGATAGACAGCAGACATCAGAGTCCTCCAGTAACGATAGGGAGTTGGCCAAGCTCCTGCAGTTGTGCCGGCGTGAGCGCAGCCCCTTGGTGCATCAGCGTGATGGCAAGCCCTGAAACGTCAGCAGTCGGCGAGGCCATTACGCCGAATTGCTGTTTACCCTGGCGGCAGACATACACCAGGTTATCCCCATCCAACAGGGTCGCCTCTGCCGATCGCAGCATTGCCGGCAATTCTTGCCACAGTGGCCCAGGAGAAGAAACAACATCATGATCGCGGGCGGACAAAATCGCCGATGCTGGCGCACGGCCGCGCATTTCCAGCTCGGTGAGTGTCTCGGGCGAAACTGCACCCAGGTGACGCAAGTCACCGCTGGGCTTCTGGCGGATAAGCACCTGATCAACCCAACGTTTAACGCCCCCTGAAACGGCGTTTAACACGGTGTTATCAGCCAGTGTTTCATTGACGGCCGTTGCTGCTAACCAGGGTGCGGCAGTGGCGGATTTATCCATGAGCCGCTGCCCCAGCGCGGCAAGGTTTCCCTGGCCAGGATTGTGACCAAAACCGGCATCCGGGGTATAGAGCTCATTGTTGATGCGCAAGGCCTGGACTTCCCGCGTATCGCTTGGCCCCCAGGCTTGCTGCACAGTAACAATGCGCCCCTCACTGGACTGAACCTGGATGCCATGGCGCTCGACGTCGGCGGACGAACGCGCCCGGACGCGGCAACGGCATCCATATCCATCGGGCGGATACATAAACTGCCATACCGGATCATCATAGCGGGCAGTGAACCCATTAAGGGCTGCATGACGTGGGCGTGTGCGCCTGTCCATGACGGCAACGCGCTCCCAGAACGGCCGAAACTCCACGTTGGCCAACTGCTCTTCATAGCGCCCGGCGTTGTAGCTGGATTGCATATTGGTTTCAAAGATGGTGCGCAGCCGGCGCGGTGTTAGCTGTTTCCCTTCCAACACACCATCTTCATCGGCCACCAGGCCTTTACCCAACCAGCCTTTTTGCACCAGGTAGGGCATCAGTTGCTTTTCAAACTGAGCGAGCGTCTTGCCTTCCTGCAAGCTGCTTGTTAACCCGTTGCGAATGTCCTCCAGCACGTCCACTTTGAGCACACCAGCCACGGTGAAGGCCGTTGCGTGCGCTCGCGCTTCAACGTCATGCCAGTTGAAACCGAGGGTATAGCCCTTGCTCTCGAAGTAGCGAATGGCCTCGGCCGGTTTCAACCCGATGGCATAGGCCAGATCCACATCAGCTGTCGGCATTCAGACGCCCCCAGATATCAGCGACAAAGAGTGCCTGGGTCAGCAACTGCTGCAACTGGCTATCATCCAAGTTGGGATAGCTGGCCACGATGATGTCCAGTGCATCATCCGGGGTATTACCCTGGCTAAGCGCAGCAACCAACGGGGCTATCAGCTGTTGCATGGCGTTGTTGATGGCGTCTGGCACCGTCTGTGCATTATCCAGTGCCACCTGCGCCGGGTCGTCAATATCCGCTTCCGTGCTCAGCGCGGCAAAGGAACGGAACCGGGAGTGTTGCTGTGACAATTGTGCACCAGGCAATACCGGTGCAGCCGCTGGCGGCGACAATACCTCGTCGCCCTTCTGGGGGAGAGGGATGCCAATTTTCTTATGTACCCAGGAGGCCGGGATAGTTTTCAGGCCTGCCGTCACCAGGGTAGACACCCCCTCGGCAAACTCCTTGATGTTCTCCAGTTCGCGGGTATCGAAGACGAGTCGTGGCTGACGGCGAGAGCTCACCTGATAGCCATTGATGGCCAATAACATACGGATGAAACCGCGATAGAAGCCCTCGATTTGACGTGCATCAGCGATCAAAATGTCGTGGCGAACATCGTTATGCACCTTGCCGAGGGCATTGGTGGAGCTTTTGCCGTCGGCCTGGCTGGTAAGTGTTGCGCCCAGTATTACTTTTGATGCAGTACGTTCGGCCCAATTGACCATGGCAACAAACGGATCTGCCTGACCGCTGGCCGCCGTCAGGAATTCAATCTTGGTGCCTTCGGGGATAATGCCGGCAGCATCATGACCCAACGTCACAAGCGCTTCTAACAACCGGTCTTTATCGTCGTCCGTTGCACCGGCGAGGTAGGTGCCGACGCGAGCAGGTAAACCGTAGATTTCCAGGAACTCAGCCAGATCACGAATGCCATAGTTCTTGAACAGGTATGGCCACACCAACACGCGATAGAGCCCGGATTGCGCCACATACCCGGATTTTGCATTGTGCGTATGCACCAGCCAGCCAAACGGCCAGAGTTCAGCACCGTCCATACTGCCATCACTGAGGCGGATCTCATCGCCGGCTTCTGGATTGGTACAGAACCAACGGTGTGGGCGCAGCTTGATTTTGCTCGGAAGCCAGATTTTGTCTTCCAGCTCCCACTTTTCAATTTCCTGTGCGGCAAAGCCATGCCCGATCGCGTCGGCAGCGTTGAGGGTAATATCCTCAAACTCCGGGATATCCTTCATCCATGCGGATACCATTTCAGCTATTTTCTTTTCTTCATCCGTGGCGTTCTCCGGGGGCTCAATACTCCAGTCCAGGGTAAGCAAGGCATTTTTGCGCTTGGCCATCTCAGAAAATATGTGACCATCACGCTCGATCATGTCCTCGAACAGGTCAGCCTGTGCGGCCAAATCACCGCGCTCAGCCGCTTCCAGGATGCGAGGTAGCCGGCGGATGGTCATCCCCTTTGAAGGATGCTCCGGCCACATGCGGTTGAGGCTTGCCATCTTGGTCGTTTGGGGCGTCTTCAACACTTCGCGATTAATCGGGCGACCAAACTGGTCGAGGATTTGTACCATTACCAACCTCCAGAACCGAACCGGCTACCACGGCTGTCGCCACGGCGCGGAACGCGGGTAAAATTAAAATTGCCGGCACCCGACACCGCCAACGCCCAGAGCATATGCAGGGCATCCGGCCCATCATCGTGATCGGCTTTAGGGAAATGACGCAGTTGGTCAATCAAGGTGTTTTGGCTCGGGTGCAGGCGGATCAGGCCGTTGGCCATATGCGGCTGCAGCGATTCGATACGCAGCAATTTATCCGTATGGGGCTGTACGGCGCGGGCAGGAACGGGAACGCCGGCAATGGCCGACCGCTTCACCAGCTCCGTGCGCAGGAACTCTTGAAACTGGACGGTTTCAATCGCCCATACCAGGCAGGCATATTCGCGCTGCAGTTCGATGATGTCGGAAATAATCCGATCGGGAACGCGCTTGCGGATACGGGCTTCAACCACATCCAAAATGCCGGTGTGCCGATTAAAACCGCCGACGAGTAGCGCTGAGGGGTCACGACTGGCCCCGGCCTTACCGAGCGACGGGTCACAGGAGCCATAGAACAACCACTCATTCAGCCGGTTCACCCAGAAGTTGATGCAGCCGGTAAATGGTGCATCTTCGCCGCTGACAGGGTCATTCTGATATTCAGCATCAAAGGTACTGTGGCCATCCCTGGCGCGGATCAACATCAGGGTAAGCAGCGGCCGAGCCAACCAGGACACCACCGCGCCGGCTTCCATCTCCAACTGGTGCAGCAGATAGAAGGCATTGGCCAGCGCTTCACCGTCCTGATCGTTATTACGCAGGATTTCTTCCCACTTATCCCACAGCTCCATATTGTGGGGCCAGGCGATCAACGCCTTGAAACGGGCAGATCGCCACAATGGATTACGCAGCGTGCGGGATAACACCGAGTCATAGTGCAAGATGGTGCCGATGTAGACTACATCGAACTTCGCGCCGGCACCGCCTAACGGGAGCACAGTCTTTTTGAGCCAATTCTCAACTTTGTCACGCTGCTCTGGATTGCGCACCTGCTCATCGTTCTCAATATCGTCCAGAACACACAGATCGGGACGGTATGGCCCATGCCGCAAACCACGCAGTTTTTTGCCAGAGCCGGCCACCTGCACCTTGATATCGTTGCGGGTGAGGATAGTCCCCATCTGCCACACACGGCCCTGACCGCACACCTCCGGGAAGTCCATCAGCAAACGGGGGTTGAACTCCAGTTCAGCTTTGATGGCTTCCAGCATCGGATAGGCCTGATCGATAGAGTCCATTACGATGACCGGGTAATGCTTGATGGCGCGAATGATGCACCACAACACGAACAACTGACTGACCAGGGTAGATTTGGCTTCGCCACGCGGGGCCGCGATGGCGTCGTTCTCGCCTTTATCGCTGGCCACAATCTCCGGCAACCGCTTAAACAGGTATTTATGCAGCTCGCTTTTATCCTGGTGGCGGACGTAATGCGGGAAATAGTTCTCGACAAAATACGCATACCCGCCAGCAGGGTCGTTCACATGATCCCGACGTTGCGCGATGGCGGTAGCAGAAGGATCAAAGCCGACATCCTCCGCCTCAATAGTACGGCGCAGGCTGGCGGCAAGTTCGGCGAGCTCTAACTTGAAGTCACGCGCAGAGAATTTTTTAGCCATATTTAAACGCCTGTTAAAGAGGCATTAATCCTCATCGCTGGCCAACGCCTCGTTGACGGTATTGATAAAACGCTCCTGCGCTTTATAGATGGGTTCACCATAACCAGGCGTCAGCGAAAGCCGCTCGCCGTCGCTTGTCACAACGGTGCAATAATCGCTGTACTCACGGCGCTCTACGCGGATGACCTGGCTGGCCATCACGTATTGGCCATCCGAGACTTTAATGAGTTTGTCAGCCATACAGTTTTTCAACCTCTTCTCCAAAGGGCTCTAACACTTCCACGAACGCCACAAGATGCTGAGGGTGCTTTTCGGCAATGAAGGCGCTGAGCTTATTGATCACATCCAGGGCTATCGCCAACTGGTTCGTTTCAGGCAGAATTTTCTTACTGGCCGAAATGGCTTTGTTGAACGAGTCGCCCAGGCTGGCCAGCAGCTCGACACGCTGAGGGGCTTTCAGCTCGCTGTCATTGGTCAACAGCTCCATCGTGGTCTGATACTGGACGAGCATGCTGGTTAAAATGGCGCGGCCGGTTTCTTCCACTGTGCCGCCTGCAAGCACGTGCGCTGAGCGTAGTGCATCCCAATCATCGCCTTTATCCTGCGCCTCTTTCTTCCAGCGGCGAGCGGAGACGAAAGACACGCCTACCTGCGACGCGGCGATCTCCAGCGACATCTGCCCGAAGATGTAAGCCCTGCGCAGCTTGTCCCTTATTTCCGGCGAGTACGCCATACTTACATCCCCAATCGCGCTTTAATAAAGAGGATGCCGGTAGTGACAACACCACCGCCAATCGTCCCGGCGATACCACCGGCAATCGCGCCCTGGCGTGTAGCAACGGATTTCACTTCATCGATGTTGTTTTCAATCCGTTCCAGGCGTTGATTGATCTCGGACAGCAGCGCCAGCTCAGTTGTTGTTGCCGGCCCCCGACGATGACGCGTCGCGCGTTTAACCATGATGGTTTCCCTTATCCGCTTTGCGGTCTAATTTTTGGTCGATATGCTCAACTGTGCGTTTAACGTCTTGTAGCAATTGAAAAAATGAGTTCTCAGTACGCATAGCATCATCACGACGCTGGTAATCAGCCCTGATGGCCTCGATAGAACGGCGAAGCTCTTTGAGCTCATTAAAGAGTGAGCGAACAAAACCAATGAGTCCGGCTGTAGCCAGGCCCAACACGGTGTTAACGATGAGATCGGTATTCATGGGTGGCCCTCCCGTTTGTACCAGGCGTTAAGCCCCTGCAACCGGGCCTCTAGTGTTTGGCACCATTCGCCGTAGTCGGCGGCGTGATTGATGATGCCGCCGGCAGAGAGTCCGCCACCGGTGCTGCCGGTTTCGGTGGAATGGCCAGCAGCTCCGGGGGCGGCATTGGACAGACGTTCGTCACAATCGGAATAGCCGAGGGCGGAGGTGTAGAGACACAGCCCGCGAGGGCCAATACCGGTAAAGCCCACATCATTTTTGACCGCATCTTTGATTGCCTTTTTCAGCTTGGTTGAGGTCTGCAGTAGCTGTTGTTCACGCTGTTGTAACTGCCTGGCGAGCAATTGGGATTTCAGCTCCGCCTGCTGGTATTTGGCCACGGCGTCTGCCAATGCCATTGCCTGCTGCTCGGCGGTGTTGGCACGCTGCGCCTGCAGTTGGCTGATGGTGGTCTGTGATGCCTGCAGCTCATTGGCGCGTGTTCCTGCGCCTACCTTGTAAGCGATCGCGGCGCTGCCCAAAGCGAACAGGTAGGCAAGCCAGTAAGTTTTAATGTGCTGCCAGAGGTAAGGGAGAATGAAGAACTCAGTTGGCATCGGAAGTCCCTCCTGCAGTGGCCTTGTCTCGCTTAATCGCCACGTGCTTGGATGCCTGGGACTGGAACACAAACGCGCCCAGGTAAGCGACGTACAGCCATTCTTCAAGATGGCCAGCGGCCGTCACCCAAATCAGCACGATGGAAGCCACCAGGAACGCGCCGACCAGGGTCGTATCAGACGTGGACAGACGGCCGGTGGCGGGATTGGTCACGAGCTCAGCCAGGCGACTCAGGAAAAGCGTTCTCAGCGGCATAGGACACCCTTTGCCTGGGTAAAGTAGGTCTGGCGCTCCGCCAGGGCGTTATCGCCGCCATTAATTACGCGGGTAAGTCCGGCAATGTCGGCTCGGTCAGCGTAGGCATTGCAGCCATTGTCGAACCAGAACCAGCCGGCAGAATTGGCTGCATGAGCATCCAGCTCGAGCAACTCAGGATGCGCAATCAAGTCCAGCTCCAGGGCATGACCACAACGCAGGTAGTTATCGTAAAAGGTGATCTGCTTGAGACCTCGACCACGGTAGCGCCAGCCATCCCCGGCATGCACATTGCCAAAGCGACCGCCGTAGACCAGGTTGGCAATCTCCGCCTGCCGTGCAGTCGGAACGATGATCTCACTGGCTTTACGCCCCAGGCGTTCAGCATCGACACGGCTGATGCGTTTGCGTGGGAACGTGTTCAACAGGCCGGGCACGGAATAATTGAGGTTTTCAACGGTGCGTTTGAATCCTGCTGACTCAACACGGATTTGAGAGAGAAATGCCGCTTGCCGCTGTGGGGTATCAATGCCGAATTCCGCCATCGTGGAAACCAGCAGATCAAACCACCGTTGTGATAGTGCCGGTGTGATGCTGACAGCAAGGCAAAAAGAGTCGGGAGTGAACATAAAAAAGGCACCATCCAATTGATTTAGATGGTGCCAGTATTACGAGTGGGGGACTATGAATTCAGTTGAAAGGGTTCAGTGGAAACCTAAATGTCACTTTCCATACTCTTTTCATTTATCTTTTTATACATACCATCGAAATCATTCGATGTATAGATTAAGTAAGTTGTATCCTGCATAGTCTGCGCATCTCGGGTTACATTAACAATTACTGTATCAGCATCAAACTTAACACTAATGGAACCCCCAAACTTCTGGGCTTTTTCAAATTCGTCAGCAGTGAAGGTAGATGAAGGCTCACCATACTTTTTCTTTAAACTTTCGATAAGCGCCATTTGATTACTATCAATAGATATAGCAATTCTTTCAAACTTCTTATCAATAAAAAATGCCATTGCTAATGTATTCTTACCTGAAAACTTGAAGTTCTCGCACGAGTAATATTCTACTCCATCTGTTTTGTTTTTTTCATATTTTTTCCATGAGCATAACTTCCCGGCATTCAGTTCATTAACACTTGAACCAAACTTAACCCCTTTATAACCATCAACTGCCATAACAGAAGATGACACAGCAAATAAAAACACCCCAAGAGAAATTGATTTTAGTTTCATGATATCCATCCTTAAAATAAAGAGTCTTGCTGTGATGATGTGTTTGCTTTATTCTCAGCCAAAAGCCCCCAAGCAAAACGATCACTAAATCCATACTTTGGACAAAGCCTGGTCATAACCATTAACGACGAAACTCCACTATCGCGGAGTTCGGTAAATTCTTGCAGAAATGAGCGATTACGCAGCTCACGCAGAGCCCTATCGCACCGGGGGAGGTAAAGAACCTCACCGCCAAAATGCTTGACCAACAGTCGTGCATTATCAGCACCGATAGCCTCACGCAACATCGAAGCACGCGTGGCACCTAAAGCACGCAGCCCTTTACCTACGGGGAAAGTAGTACCACCAAAGAGCTCAAGCAGGCGCTGGGTTGCGGGGTAGCCGATCAGTTCAGCTATCTGCAAAACTGACTCCGGTAGCAATTTCTTAACCTGCTCAAGTTCCATAGTTATTTTCCTTCGCGTTTCGCACGCCTTTTGGCATCTATAATAAGCGCTTGCATGAGTTTACTTAATTGGTCGGTAGTTAACCATTCGATGCGTTTAACCTGGAACATATGATCGCACATTTCCTCGGCATAATTCCACGGACGTTTCGCATCTGCAAGCAAGGCTTCAATTTTTGACAATGAAGCCTTGCGTGAGTTGGCAACTCGCGGCCTACGCCCATGTTTAGTGACCTGCCGAGGAAAGCCTTGTGCATGCATATATTCTCTTACGATCTGCAACTCTTCAAGACTGCATTTGGTTGACGAGGTTTTACCGTTACAAAGCCGAGCAAGTGCCTGACGGTAAGTTGTATCGTCCCAACCTAGAAATGCCTGGCCAGCTTTAATCGCGCCGATAAGGCCACGTTGTGATGGTGTTAACGCCATAGCTTCACTCCGATATTTTAATGACATTATCGCAGGTACTCCGCAAAGTACCTGCTGTAATGGCAACTGATAAATGGTGGCTAATCTACAAAAGGCGCAGGTTGAGTATCATGCAACAACTCATTAAATCGAGTAATGAATAGGCTACGTGCCTGGCGTGGATTAAGCGGGCAAACGGTGAATTTATCGGTAGGCTCGATCCCCTTGAGAATGTCCCATTTATCGCCATCGTCAATGTCGAGGTCGCGGCGTTCTGTGGCCAGCATGATCAAATCCGCGCGTTTGACTTCAGGACTTTGCTGAATTGGCAAACCGAACTTGCGACGAACGGCGCTATCAACTAAAGCCTCGGTGTCGCGGTAATCCGGCAGCAGCGCTTTGAGCGGTGCAGGGATATCCTGGCAGTAAGCTTCGCTGGCATCATGCAGCAACGCCTCCATGGCCAGATCTGGCGGAACAAGGCGGCTGGCCAGAACCGAATGCTGCGCGACGCTGTAGAAGTCATCCAGATGCCCGCAGAACCGGCAGATATTGGAAAGTGCTTGGGCAATGTCGCCAATATCAATCATGTTTGGGCTGATAGCTTCATACCAGAACTGACGGCCACTATGGGTGCGGATGTAATGGAATGCAGGCTCCCGCCGATTGATCTCGACGCAAGTCGTCAATAGCTCGGCATCCATCATGGCATCCGCCATGTTGTAGGCCGATTTGGCTAGGTCGGAGTAATCAGACCAGGCACCGGTATTTAGGCCGCTAATTACTAATGCTTGCATGGCGGCAGCGGCGTATTGCTGGCGAATATTCAGGGTCACATTGTTCATCGTTTGTTCTCCGGATTTAGAGCGCATTAGCTTAGAGTTCACAATGCCCCCTCATAATGTTTTCTGTTTTCGAAACTCACCCAACTACGAACCGTTCTGTCATTGAGTTCTAATTTTTCGGCTATCATTTTTGACGTTATCCCGACGTCAGATAGTTTTCGTGCCAGCTCTACCTCGTCCTTCCTATATCGACAAAATAAGTGGCGCTCACCGTAAGGGCGGCCCGGTTGCATCCCATGGCGGCGCATAGTTGTGCGAATGGTGTCTTCCGTTCTCCCCAAAAGCTCAGCGATTTCCCTTTGCGACATAACTTGTCTTTTTTCCCGCATGAACTTTATTTCCCACTCCTCAAAATTTTTGTGGCATTGATAAAGTTCGACTCCGTACTTAACGGCCTTTCGTCTTAACGTGCTGACGTGGCATTTCAATAGAATTGCCAATTTTGGCGCAGGAATTTTAGGGCCAAGCCTTAATAAAAGAGCAATTCTGATTGGATGCCACTGCTTGATTCTTACCTTATACATCGTCCATTGATGCGCCTCGAGTTTATATAAATAACTCGTTAATGGATTATTCATTCGAACCTCCAAAGCTTTTTGTGGCGTTCAACGGCCTGTTTCATCACGACACGTTCGCCATTGGTATGAACCTTGTTGCCGCGCAGGTCATAGAACTGAAAACGAGAACGTACAGGTAAACGCGGATATTCGATCACCGTGGCCTTATTGGTCAGGTGATAAATACGTTTTGCGCCGGCATCGAGGTGTTGACAGCCCGCCACTGAAAGGAAAGTAGTCATTATTCAACCTCCCCACGTTGCCAGCCAGCTGCGATTGCCGCGACCTCGTCAATCGCATCTCCAAATCCAAACCAGTTGCTCCATTCGGGACGATTACCGGTAGCCGCATCATACATATCTGCCAAGGCATCCTGAGCTTCGTCTCGTTCCTGAATCAGTTGTGTTTCGCTGGCCTCTAACTCTTTTACTTGCTTCTCCAGTTTTGATGCATGCTCACTAATTCCCTTTGCCTTCCAACCGCCATCAAGAGCTGACTGCGGCACCCCTTGAAGCACCAATTCCAATTCTGTAACCCGAGCGGCCAAACTATCCCGTTGCGTTTTTACGGCGAGGTGGTCTTGATATTCGATATATGCACCGTCTGGTGTTTCACGCATAAACGCCATTTCGTGTGACATATGCATTGAACAGTCTGGGGTATATCGTTTCATTTCGTTCACCCCTTAAAAATGAAGTAAATACCAACACCGCCAGAGATAAGGAGAATCCAAAAAACTGCACACCCCACAAATATGGTCACCCAGATATCTTTTGCACATGCATCCAAAATTGATTTCTTATCCATTATGCAAACCTCATGTTTTAGGCGTAAGCGCGCCCCTGCGGGTTTACGCCATAATTAAAAAGTTGATTATTTTCGTTTAAAATCAGATTGCCGGCGTTAATGACTCAATATTGACAAAGTAAGGCGCAACATTGATCTCTACCACCGTCGCTGATTTTAAATCCCTAGCAACATCTACCGTTCTTACTACCGGGCCACCGCGTAATGCTCGGTTAGGCTGATGAATAAACGTACTGCCAACAGCGTACTTTTGGTTAAATAACCTGGCGTTAGAGCCCATATCACACCGCCGACATATCAAGGGAAATAGGCGTGTATTGGTCACTGTCGCCGATCCGCTCATAGATGCGAACATAGGCACTGCTGCCAATGACCTGCAATGCTTCGCCGATCGCTTTCATCGCCAACTGCCAGCGTGTATCGGCAATATCATACCGCCGCAGTGCCAGAACGGCGCTAGTACTGACTTCGCCTTCTTTATCTGTCGAGAACGCACGGTTAATCAACACCTGTAGCTCTGGTTTGGCACCTTCCGTCCAGTCGGTAAGGCATTCATCAATCAATGCCTTCGCCGCTTGCAGGCGCTCATCAAAAGCCAGTCGGTCAGCCATTGCACGCTGGATCTTATAGCGGCCATCGAACGTATAAAGCGTGACATTGCCTTTCTTGCCGCCGAGTTTGACGTTGTATTCATTGGCAGATAAATCAACGAATGCGGCAATATCTGCAAAAGTGGATTGTTTAAATTCCGCCATGACTTTATTTAACGAAATGGCTTTAAGGATGATTTCACCCACCAGGGCATCGCGTGATTTATCGATATCCTTAATCAGACCCTCGGGGGTTAATACACCTTTTGCGTCGACCCAATAGCCATCTGGGGCAGTGGTTTCGGTAAATTGCTTGTTTTCAGTGGACATTTGATTTCACCTTTACTGTTCTACGTACTGGCTTATATATTGACTTTCTCAGTTTTGTGAACACGTAACCAATCAAGCCTCGTGAAAGATAATGCGCTACGGCCTTCACCCTGGCATTATCATCGTCATTGCAATCTGTTTTACATCTGACTCTAAATCTGCTGCCTTTCCCCGTTATTTCAATGATTACCTTTGCCATTACTGCTCTCCCAGACAATGCGGGCACCCCGCCAGATGCACATGTTGACGGTACGATTAATACCGTTTTTACATTCAGTCATTTCGAAAGAGTCATTAATCCAAGATGACAACGGTTTATTGACCTTGATGATCGGCATGCGAAACTTATCGTTATAATCAACCACTGTTAAACCCGCACGCATCAGGCAATTAATAGGAGCCATCAGCTTAGGATTGTTGATAGGTAACTGGCACATAGCTTCCCCTTAGTTAATCAGCATTTGTGCAAACTGATGCACCGCTTTGGCATTGACAGGAATTTCATTGATCGCACTCGTACGAATAACACCGCGCAACAATTTGAACAAACGACGGGCATTACCTTTCGACTCTTGATAAAGCACGTCGCTCAGCTCATCCCGTTTATCTTCTGGCAATAAACTGCCGGCAATGGTGTCGATATCGCCAGCGGGTAATGCATTGCCGATATTGAGAGCAAAAGCCACACGGCTATAGAGTTGAACAAACTCACCGCGTTTACCTTTAAGGTTAATAATAAGGCGCGGCATTCCGACCAGAACAACGCCGATACCGGTTTTATCATGGATACGGCGAATGGACTCCAGCGCCCGATAGGGCAGGTTTTCCGCCTCATCAATTATCAGCACCCGCCCGGAGTCCATTAACTTATTGATACAGGCCTCACTCAGTTCATGCATATTGCCGCGAACAGTCAGCCCCAGCTTGTTTGACAGTTCTTCCAGAACGACACGCGCGGTATAACCTGGATCGGCTTCGATGAGGATGGCATCGCGATGCTTTGCCACATAGGCTTTTACCGTCATTGTCTTACCCAGACCGGCCTCGCCGTAAAGCACGTTGATCTCACCATCCACATGGGCCAGGGTAATCAGCTCCATCGCTTTTTTACTGGTCGATGTCGCGACAAACTCCGCTTTAATGCGTTGCTGTTTATCTTTTTCAGCCATACGGGCAATGAGTGCGGAAACGAGTTCTGCGACCTCGTCAGAACGACCGGCATAATTACCCCGTAACCAGGTACTGATAGTAGCTGGACTCATGCCAATGGCGCGGGCAACCTGGGTTTGGCTCAGGCCTTTACGTTCCATCAACTCGACAAGTTCGTTTTGAATAGTCATAATCTTCTCCGGTTAATGAATTAGCGGCTTTTGATGGGCGTCAAATAGCCGCTTTTTTATTTAATTGCTTCTGCAAATACTCTTCTTTATCTGATTCAAAAAAGAACATCGGTTCCGGTTCATTACCAACAGGCTGAAAACCACTCAATAAAGCGCTGTAATCAGGGGCTGCCTCCGCTGTGAGGAGTGGATTCAGTTCAGCATTGATTTCATCGGCTTTGTTCATCACCAGCGCCATGCGGCGGCTATGGCGGTCTTTCTTCACTTTCTCGATATATTCAACAGGGAATGCAGCACGGGTGTTACCGTTCCATATGGCCGTGCAAACATAAGAACCATCCAGACGACGAATAATGACGCTTTCAGCATTATGAATATCGAATTCGACGCGAACATTTTCGCCATCGACATAAATCAGTTCTTCCGAGAAATAGTTATTGTTATAGAGGCTTATCCATCCACGCTGAGCTACACGCACCACACTTGGGCGGAACATGTCACGCAGCTCCAACTCAGACAGACGCTCAATAGGTTCTTCAACCAACAGCTCGGCCCGGTATTCCGCCGCCGTATAGTGACGGCCATCGCTTTTACGCGGCAATTCGCTATGGCGGTGCTGGGTGTTATAGCGGTCAATTTCCTGTTCGATTTCATCAATCAGCTGATTCCACGACGGCAGTTTGCTGATGGCGCGTTTCTGGACATCATTGAGCTCTTTATTATTCCCCTGCGCGGTGAACGCAGAGTTAATGCCGACGCTGGTTAAACGGACGGTTTCCCGATCAGCAGATTTGCCGTTATATGTGGCAAATTTCCTGGCAATTCTTGCCGGTATCTCTTTGTTCAAACGTTCGATGATGCCGCGAGCCTGTGGATTCCCAGGAATACCAGTTGGGTGATCGACCCCAAGGCGGGGGAGAATACCGGTGATATCAGCATCCAATAGTTTTGCCGTTTGGCCAGAGCCATTATCCGAGTAATACAGTAATGGGATGCCATGCCGTTCCATACCGTGGCGCAGTGCATCGGCGACCGCTATCACGTTCTCTGCGAGACTCAGGCTCCAACCAACCACGTAGCGGGTGCGGCCATCAATCACCAGGGTAATCTCCGGTGTGAATGGTCTACCGTGATCGGGATGGGCCACCTTCATTTTCATGCTATGACCATCACCGATCCACACGCCATTAACCGGCATCTGTGACCAGTCACGCTTAACATATGTTTGCAACGCACGATAAGCCGAACCGGTTACTCGCCCGCGTTGTTTCACAACCAGCGGCATTTTGTCCATTGCGCGGCGCACGGCAAAAATTGACGGTACTGCCGCGAGCATGGCCGGTTGATCTGCATATTGAGTTTTCCAGTCAGCGCAAAAGCCCTCATAAGCCTCAGCCATAGAAACCCCGTTCGTCGTCCGATAGTTGGCCATGAAAAGCGGCATCCAGTTAATCGACTCAACAGGCTTTGGCCGGTGATAGCCAGGAGCCAGCAGGGCCAGCCGTTCAGCGCCATCAGCAGCTCTCAGATAATCAACCACCCAGCCATTGAGGGTACGAGAGCCAATCCCAACACGGTTGCCTTTACGGGCATTGGCTATATCAACAGCAGATTGCAGATGGTTAGGCAGTTCTTTTTTACGTGACCGGTCACAAATGAAATTGATGGCCTTAATCCGTGACAAACCGTCGCGCTCCAGACGAAGCACTTGATCCACTATCTGGGAACGGGCATCAGCGGCGGCACGTTGCTCGGCCGTTAACTCTGCGGTTTTCCTTTGCAAAATTGCAGGACAACTGCGCAGGATCTGCAACTGGTCATTGGCGCTGATAGACGCCTGGCGGGCAACCGTAACGGGCTTTTCATCGACCTTTAAAAGGCTAATAAAATGTTGTTCACGTACTGCTGCCTGAGTTTCTGTCGGCAAGCAGTCAATGTGATATTCGAAAGCCTTGGTGCCAGCGCGTTTTTGTTTCAGATCAGGTGAAGTGCCAGCACGCTTATTCAAAGCAGCTCTCACCCCTGGCGCAGTCCCAGGCATCCCAGGTAAGCCGATCAGCTCATTCACGCAGAGAAACATAACTACGCCACCTTCTGTTGCTGTTGATCGGAATAACGACTTGGCCAAATGATTGCAGGCTCCTGGCCAATCGCGGCGGCAATAATCCGCTCCGCTTTTGGGTAAGGGCGGGTCAATGCATTCTTCAATGTATCGGCTGCTAGGCCCGCTTTACGGGACAAATCACGCATTGTGGTGCCGTTCTTATGCAGGGCGGCAACGATGTCGACACGGTGCCAATCAGCACACGCCACTTCATTTCTTTTCATCAT